ATCGTCCTGACTTGAATAGAGCACCAACAACAGCACAAGCACAACCAGGTAAAGCACCAGTTGCACCAGTTGCACCAGTTGCACCAACAGCGCAAGGCACACAACCTGCTCCAGTTGCTCCAACGGTTCCTGGTAAGCGTATGAGCGTTGAAGAAATGAAGCGTCAAGAAGCACAACAAAAACTAGAGCGTGAAGGTGCTAGTGCAGTTAGTGTTGATGAACAAAAGCGTTACAACGAATATATTGAAAAAGATGTTCAGCCAAAAGCAGATGCTGGTAAGATGATTAGTCGTGTTCGTAAGGAACAGATCAATGGTCCAGATGGTATTCTAAACAATCCTGAAATTGCTGGCCTACTAAGTGGCAGTCAAGGTGGCGAAGTTGGTAACATCTTGCGTGACTTGATCACAGGTAACTTCAAAGACCAAACTGACTTGTCAACTCGTGTTGCGGCATTGAACTTAAATGACCGTCAAAAGGCTGTGTTGTATACACAGATTGGTTTAAACAACCAAATCTTACCACAGACATTAAAGGCTAACGCAGGTCCAGGTGCTATCAGTGAAGCAGAACACAAGATTAACCGTGAGGCCAATGTGGAAATCACTCGTCAACCATTGTATTCTGGCTTGACACTAATGACACGCGACCAGTTCCAAAAGGACTTGCAAGTTGCTAAGAATGATTTCCGTAGTGCTAACCCAGAGATTCGCAAAACTGATGCTCTTAATAAAGCATGGAGTGCTCAAGAGAAGCGAGCACAAGAAGCATATGATGGTATCTATGCGGCTCGTGCGGCATACATTGCCAAATACAATCCAGATGGTAAGAATCCAGGCGCAGTTGTAGATGCATTTAAACATTATCCAGTGCCAACATGGAATGGTAACAGTTGGGAATATGGAACAGAGTTTGCTAAGAAAGCCGCTCGTAGGCCTTTGGGCAGTTTTAACAATTAAGGAATAAACATGGCATTTGATCGTGAAGCCGCTAAAGCCGAAGGTTACAGTGATGATGAGATTAATGCTTATCTTCAGGCTGAAGCAGAAAAACAAAAACAAGCAACACCAGTAACAGCAGATCCTGGCGAGCCTCCTGCTCCACAAACTAAGTTTGAACCAGTTGGAAGTAGCCCTGCTAGTGTTGCTACAAGCACTGGACTAGCAGTTGCACCTTACGCATTACCTGCGGCTGGTGCAGCCGCTGCCGCATTAGGTGGTGGTAAGTTATACAGTGGTTGGCGTGCTGGTGTTGATGCTGCCAATGAAATGAGTCGTGTTAGTGCAACTAATGCGGCAACACATGCAGCCACGCAGGAAATGAAAACTCTAAGGCAAATTGCTCAAGGCACCGGTCCAGAAGCAGAAGCCGCAAGACAAAGACTAACACAACTTATTCAAAGTCGTGGTGGCGCACCAATACCATCCGGTCCAGTTGCTCCTACAGCACCGGTTGCTCCAACAGGTGGTGCCCCAGTAGGTCCAGTTGCTCCAGTAGGCGCGGCTGCTCCTGCACAAACACCGGGCGTAATGGCACAGTTAAGAGCATTTGCCGCTAACAAAGTATTGCCCATGGCTGGTAATATTGCTAGAGGTAGCGTGGGTCCTGCTATGTTATTCCACAGTGGCGATTTAGGTCCGCAAGTTCCTCAGTCAGGTAGAATGAGAGGCATGGAAATAAATCCATTAACAGGTCGTCCATGGACACCAGAACAAATCAAACAGTATGAATCTAATCCTGCTATGTTTGATAGCCAATTGGCGCCTCCACAAATGAGAAGATAATATGACAACAGCAGAAGCACTAACCCAAGTTTTTTATGATAATTTTATGGCATACTACCGTAGCCATGCCGCACATGTAAATGTTACAGGCAGAAACTTTAGAAGTGACCACAAGTTATTAGAAGGTGTATACACAAGACGCCAAGAGCAAATTGACCGCATTGGTGAATTGTTACGCACATTAAAAGAATACATGCCCTGCGATATCTACGCAGTTGTTGATGGCACACATTTGCCCACAGATCCAATTGAAGGCACAGCAGATGAACTATTAACTTTAGTCAAAAGTGATTTAGAACATGTGCGTGATTGTTTTATTGAACTAGAAGTAATTGCCAGTGAAGAAGGGCATGAAGAAATAGCAAACTACTGCCAAGACCAAATACTAGATTTGAACAAAAGTATTTGGATGTTGGAAGTTACATTGGAAGGTTAAAGTTAAGCGGCCGGAACCCTATCAAGAACCAGTTTGATTTTGCCGCTTTCTAAACTGGGTATCAACTAATTGGCAGGAGTGGCTTGTGTCGGGTTATCAAATAAACGAGTAGGCATGTAATTGAGGTTAACTCTTTTATATGCCGCACTACCCCTAACGATAAAACCATTTCGTTGGTGTAGTTTGAGAAATACGCTTTGTTCTTGTCTAAGTGTATTACTGTGTAGAATAGGTATGAGATGAATTTGTGCGAATCGTTCCCATAATTCCATCATATCTTCTATTAAGTTAATACGCAGACGAGCACTTAGGTTAGGATCGCAGTGAGCCATGCGAACTGAAGCAACTTCTTCAGTGCTCCACATACTGCGTTCGCCGGTCTTAACCCAAGTGTATGCTAACAACTTGTTGTTATTATCGCGAGCCACAGCAATAAAGTCTGTTTTACCTGTGTAGAATTGATTTACTAATGCAGTGACAATGTGATGTGCCAATACATTTGGATTGAAGTTAAAGATAGTGTCTACTTCATATTGAACCATGAGGTTTAATTTCATGATGTCTTCGCTGTCAGCGGGAGTTGCTTGTGACCAAGTGTAATTCATTGCAGTTCCTTTCAATCGTGTATTTAACAGTAAAAATTAACAATAAATAAAAGTATGGAAAAGACAGAACAAACGGAAAAGAAAAAACACGGTGGTGCTAGACCCGGCGCAGGGCGCAAACCTGGCAGTAAAAGCCACATTACCATTGAAGGGTTATTAGACCAAGTTCAAACCCAGACCAATGGACAAGATTATGAAGCCTTGTTAGTGCAAGACTTTTTAGAAGCCCGTGATGGGCATGACAAACAACTATTGTTAAAGTATCACAATTTGATTCTTAATAAAGTAATGAACAGTTTGGCAAAGATTGAAGTTACAGACAGCGCAGACGCTGTGGAAGCCAAGAAACTAGCATTTGCAGAAGCCCTAGCAAAGTTGGCTGGAGTGGAAAACGCTAAATAATACTATGCCGTTAATTAAATCAACCTCTAAAAAAGCATTCACTAAGAATGTTAAAAAAGAAATCGCCGCAGGAAAGCCTCCGAAGCAGGCTGTGGCAATTGCCTATTCTACTAAGAAGGCGGCAGCAAGCAAAAAAGGAAAATCAAAATGAAGTTTGAAAAAGTAAACCCAGCAACTGGCGCGGCTGCACCTGGATTTAGTCGCGGCACAGACAAATACGCTAAAAATCAATGGAGCGGTCATTCTAATGATGGTCGCTTGGTTAACAAAGGTCGTGGTCCCACAGTAGGTAACCAAGATTATGATGCCATGCAAGGCAAACATGCAGAACCCCCAACTCGTGCATTACCAAAAGTAAATCCAGGTAAGGATATGTTTACAGGTAGCGCACAAGTTCGTAATCCTGGTGGCACTCGTGCATGGGATCCTAAAGGCACACAAAACTATACCGGCAATGCTGATAAGATCAACATGGGTCGCGGTCCAACTAAAGGAAATACACAATGAGCACAAATCCTCAAAGCAAACCAATAAACCAAAAGCGCGGTCCTACTACAGGTAATGTTGCTACTGGTAGCAAAAGAGCAGACTTTATGAAAGCCAAATCTGCTACAAACAGCGAGCGTGCTACATTAGCCAACATGGTTACTAGCGCACTTGAAATGCGTGGTCGTGGTCAAGCAGGCACAATTAATCCTGCGCTTGAAGGCTTACATAGCAATACTGGTCCTAAAAAGAATCCAACTGTTGCCAATGGTCGTCCACCAAGAAAGTAATAGTTAAATACATGGGAGGCACTAGTCCTCCCATTTGAATAGAAAAGAGAAGATATGAGCAAAAAACTAACTCCACCATCTACCGCTCAGGTAGAAAATCCTTGGGACGAATCGGCTCCCACAAAACAAGAAATCATTGAAGTAGCAGAACAAGTAGCAGGTGTAGCACCTAAGGCTATGAATAGTGCAGACTTTGACTTAGAAGGTCTAATGACTGACTTTCCCACAGCCAAAGAACTAGAGCGTTTTGTTTTTGACGAAACAGGCGTTGTATTAAACTTAAAAGGTCGTGCCAACAAGTTAAAGTATCAAGTGGCCATGGATGTGCTAAATGGACAAGAAGTTGATCCAAAATATCTAGGCGGTGATAACCCTTACATTGACAGAACTGAACTAGTTCCAGTAGAAGATCTAAAAGAACCTCCAGCCCGAGATAAAGCATTGCCAGAACGCAGCCAAATGCAAAACATTTTCGTTAGCAATGTAATTCCTCACACTGATTTTGAAAGTCGTATGCAGGACAAAAAGATTAGTGTTTACTTTCGCAAGTATAAGTCTGGTGAAATCAGTTATGAAATTGTTGGTCCAATTGAACAACGCCCGCATGGTGTAAAATTAGACAAGTATGGTCGTGAGCGCCCAGAGATTATCAAGTGGGTTGATCCTCGCAGCGGTGAACAAACTATTGTTCGTGGTGATGGCACACTAACTCCTCAGGGTCGTAAACTTCGCGCACTAATGCAAAGTTTCAAAGTAAACAACAGCAACCAATGGGATACATGGATTGATCGTGAGTTTATTACTCTAGGCGACAACATTGTAACCAATGTCTGGGATTTGGATCAGTAATATGACACAAGCACGAGACAGCGAAATCCGTCGTGCAACTGAAGCGGCAAAAGTCAACGACACATTAATTCTTCAAAAGATTAATGCCAGTCACAGAGTGGCTTTTGCTGAAAAGTTTCCCGGCCAATTAGAACACATCCTACGCTTGTTAACAGAACGCTTACAAGCAGGATTAGACAAGCGTGATGGTGTAGATATTACAGATCCAGACTCATGGAAGATGCATCCCAGTGAACTATCATACATGGCTAAAGCAATACTAGACATTTATACTGTTAAGGAGAAACTAAAAGATGTTTAACCTAACCTGTGATGAAGAAAGCGGCGTTGATGTAGGTGGAATTTGGACTGGTCCTGATCAGTTTGAACTTACATTTAGATTAAACCATGATGACCGTGAAGATCTAAACATACATTTAATTTTAACTCGCGAAGAAGTAGATATTCTACAAGATTGGCTACAACGACAATTAAAAAACAATAAGGTGCAGTGATGCTAGGCACAGATGTATTGATGTCTAGAGCATTGCGCTATGTTGTTGATGAACATCAACTAACAGTAGATGCACTTAAAACAATACCGGGTCCTCTAAAGAATCAACTGCAAGATTTGGCACTAAGTGTTGCTGAAGACATGCAGTTCAACCAACTCAAATACTTTAGACCATTTGAGCATCAAAAGAAGTTTTTCTTTACTGGTAGTAATCCAAAGAATGAACGCAGAGGAGTGCTGGCTGCAAACCGTATTGGTAAAACAGTTAGCACTTGCTATGAAACTGCTATGCATTTAACTGGACGCTATCCTGATTGGTGGGAAGGACATAGATTCACTAGCCCTATCACTTGCATGGTAGCAGGTGAAGGCTGGAGTCAGGTGGCTTTGGTATTGCAACAAGAACTATTGGGCACACAGGATGTTAAGATAACAGAAAATCTTGGCACTGGTGCGATACCTCGCGAATGTATTATTGTTGATACCATGCGTAATGATGGTGCCAACTGTATTGGCTGTGAAATTAAACATAGCAGTGGCGGCAAAAGTTATTTGTTGTTTGCCAACTACACACAGGAAGTTAGACAACTTCAAGGTTTTAAACTTAATTTGGCGGTATTTGATGAACAACCACCCGACGACTTTTTCAGTGAAATTGTTACGCGAACTGCTACCACCCAGGGTAAAGTTTTATGTTCGTTCACACCACTTAAAGGTCTTAATGGCCTTGTAAGTAAATTCTGGAACAAAGAAGAAGGCTATGAATACATTCGTGTGTCATGGGACGATGTGCCAGAATACAGTCCATGGGGAGAACCATTCCTACTAAAAGAAACAAGACGACAACTAGAACGAGATTACTTGCCACATGAGCGTGAGGCTCGTATTGCTGGTAAACCTGTTATGGGTAAAGGTGCTGTGTTTCAACTTGGTAACTGGCCATTATACAAATCTGGTGAATATGATTTCACACGCATGCCAAACATACATAGAGTTATTGCACTTGACTTAGGTTTGGTTAACGACAAAACTGTTATATCATTAATGTATTGGGACCCATATGAGCGAACTGCTTTCCTACATAGACAAATTGTTGTGCAGGGTGTTGAAGAAGCAGTCCCCACACAGTATATTAATCATCTCCTTCGTCCTGAGGTTTTTGGTTGTCCTATTGTGCTACCTGCTGATGCTAGCACTAGTGGCAGATACACAATGAGTTCCAATTCCATTCGTGAATTATTTGAGTCATATGAACTAAATGTATATGATAAAGCAATCATGAATCCGCCCGATATGCAGGGTAGAGTAACCAATCACAAAGCATATGGCATTAACCAAATGCGCCAAATGCTAGAAGTTGGTAGTTTGATGGTTAATGAAAACTGCACTCAATTCTTAAGCGAAGCACAAAACTATTTCGTAGATGAAAAAGGAAGATTTAGTGATCCTGATGACTGTATTGATAGTGCTAGGTATGCATTACTTGCATGTTTACAAGGAATCGCCGAACCCTGGGACAATAGAACACCAGCGGACAGAATGAGAGCACAACGCGATAGATATGTAACAAGAGATTACTCAAATAAACCAGCCTGGAAGCAAAGTTATGACCCAAGTCAATGATATAGAAAAGAAGTTCATTTGTGCTATTGAAGAAAACACAATGATATTATGTGAGCGACATGCAAAAGCATTTGAAATAGCCGCTTGCACAGCAATGACACCACACACAGTCTACGAACTAGATGAAGAAGATGCTGAACATGCAGTATGCCATGCTTGTGATTTGCAGGATGAACTAAATCGTCCTAGGATTATTATGCCCGGAGAGTTTTTATGATTGCATTTTTTAAAGACAGCGCCGGTGAGTTTAGCATGACACGCTTTTGGACAGCAGTTTGCTATGCTACTTGCACTTATGTAATCATACACAATATCAACACAATTGATTGGACCATGCTGTTGGCTTATGCAGGCGTGGTCAGCGGTGCAGACATCGCAAAGAAAGTATTAGCAAAGAGGTAACATATGGGAAAAGGCAGCGCAAGACGCAACGAAGACATTAAAAAGATATGGGACAATTGGGACACAATCTTTAAGAAAGACCGGCAAGAGGAACCCAAGCCCAAGGATGATAGCAAGCCCCAGGAGCCCACTAAAGAAAACGCTAAATAATACTATCTAAAGGGCTACAAGAACTATGCTTGATATTAAAAACATTCCCGTGCAGAACATTAATCAAAATAAGAAGATTAATGCAACATTTGTGCGTATGAAAAACCAAATGGATGTCAAAATGGCGTCCTACTTACGCTATTTGGGAACAAAAAACGCTGTTAACAGAGCCAGCGATTATCACTATCTCTGTTTAGCAGTTACTGATTCAACTGCTCCTGTCAATGGTATTGACTACATTCACCCTAGCGTAAAACCTGTTGTTGATTATGCAACCGCAGTTATTGCCAAAGGTCTAATGCCCAATGGTGAAATTAACTTTGAATTTGTTGCTGATGGTGAATGGGACGAAGAAGCCGCACGCCAAGCAACAGAGATGGTTAGCAAAGTTGTAAACCAAATGAATGACCCGCACTTTATTCTAGAGCGTTGGGTCATGGATGCTTGTATGCACAAGAATGGTATGATGATGGTCAAGCCAGTGCGTGAACTTGTAACTCGTTATGTTGAAACACAGGGCACCAATGAACAACTAAAAGCATTTGAATTACAGGCCGCAGAATCAGGCCTACAAACATTACGCCAAAACAAACGACAAGTTACAGTTGAGATGGACAAAGCAATGGCTGAAATCCAACAACTACTTGGCGCACAAAAACAAGAACTCAGCAACGAATTATTAGACAAGCATATTGAAAGTATGCGTATGGCTGATGATGAAGACAACTATGCCGAGTTGGCCGCAGGACAAGCAGAAGTATTGACTAGTCAAGCCGTTGGTCAAGAAGAAATTATCAACGAAGCAATCAAACGCAACACAATTTACAAAGCAAAATACAAAGTAACAGGTTATGGACTAAACATTAAGTTCCACCCTATTGCACAACACTATTGGATCTGTGATCCTACAGTTCCAGAGATGAAGGATCAGCCTTTCTGTGGTTTCTACGATCCAATGACAATTCAAGAAGTAACAGAATTGTATCCAGACATTCAAGGTGACTTAGAAAACTTTGAACAGTTTGCTGAATACAACATGAACGGGGCATACCAAGCAGGTAGTGTTCTAAACAACTTAGCAATCCATGCTCGTGACTCAGTGCCAGTCATGGGTATTCCAGTTAGTAGCGCAGCCAGTGCTGATCCAGACAGCAGAATTGTTTCTGTTGTTACAGTATGGAACAAATATGACATTGATGGTGATGGCGAACTAGAACTAGTTGAATTAATTTACAGTGGCAGTTATATTATCAGTGCCCGTGAAGTAGAGTTTATTCCTGTTGCTAATATGTGTCCAAAACCATTGCCTGGAAACTTCTACGGCATGAGTATCGCTGAATCGGTTATCCCGATGCAGGAATACGCTACCAGTGCGGCTCGTGCTGAAATTCAATTGGGTCTGTTAACTGCCACTCCTCGTATTGGTGTTAAACCAGATAAGTTAGACTTTGAAATGTTGCAGGATGGTGAAGCCGCTATTTTCATTCTTGACAGCAAGTTTGATCCGCAGAAAGATGTGTATCAAATTCCTCCTCCAAGTGGTAACTTAAACTTCTTAGAAGTTGGTATGAATCGTATCCAACAAGATACAATGGCCATGATTGGTATGACTACTCCACAAGATGTATTCAACCCAGAAGTTATGGCACCAGGTAACAGCGGTGTTAAACTACAAATGGCATTAACACCAAACCAAATTATCCAAGACAACACAGTTCGCAATGCCGCTGAAGGTTTGAAGGAAGCATTGTATTTGGTATGGCGCACATTGATTCAGTATGGTGATGACTATGGCGTTAAGAAGATTGCCGCACAATGCAGACCAGACAGAAAGCCAGAGTTTATGGATTATGTTGCTTGGGATGAAATGACTTCAATGACAGACCGCAAGCAATTACATTTAGAATTAGCACTAGGTATGAACAGTGAAGAAAACTCATTGAACAGACTACAACTAATTCAAAAGGCTCAAAGTGGTTTAATGCAATCAATTCAAGGTCTTGTGCAACAAGGCATCATGACACCCGAACTGTATAAGAAGGTTAAAAAGCCTTATGCTGATACCTTATATACATTAGGCGTTAAAGATTGTGATGTTTACTTGCCAAGCGATGATGAAGTTGTTAAGATGGTTCAACAAGCACAAGAAGCACAGAAGAACAAGCAGCCTGCTCCACAAGACCAGAAAGCACTTGCTGATGCAGAATTGAGCAAAGTCAAAGCACAACAAATCGCCGCAGAAGTTGCAGGTCAAGATGCTGAAAGTCAAATGGACTGGATGGCATTGGCCATGGGTGAGCCAAAGGTTTACTCTTAACACTAAATAAACATAGAATAGAATAGCATATGATAGATAACAATACAGTAGATTTTTACAACAGCAGACTGACAGTTGATATGAGTCAGCCTAGTAAGTTAACAGTATCTCAAAAGGATCAAGTTAAACATTATGGCAGTCTTGCTGAAAACTTATTGAAGAACAAAGATCTTGCGATGTTTGTTCATCATTTTAAATTCAGCGTTGCTGATGAATTAGCGTCCATTCGCACTCATCAGCCCGACGACAATGCTCGTAGAATTGCTTTAAGCAATGAACTAGTAGGCATTGACAATTTTGTAAACAGCCTCAAAAGGGCTGCTTACTTAAAAAACCGTGTCGTAAGCATTAAAGAAGTGCCCGATACTAATTAAGGAAAATAAATGGAAACAACGATAAGTCCTAACCAGGTGCAAGCACCGGCGGCCACTGATCAAAGCGCAGTCCCTAGCATGGATAGTATTGCCGCTAAAATGACCGCTATGCGTGAACACACACAGCGTAATCTAATTAGACAGCAAGCCGAGCAAACTGCAACAGGAGAAGAAGAAGCGGCAGCAACTTCAACCTCTGTGGCACCCAGTAATGAGGAAGCCGAAGTTGATGATACAACAACCGAAGAATTAGCCAGCGACGATCAAGAAGCAGTAGCCCCTGAAGAGGTAAGCACTGATAGTAATGATTCTAGTGCAGAAGAACTAATTGACTTTATTGAGTTCGCAGAAACGAACCCAAATGCCAAATTCAAGTTTATGAAGAACGGCAAAGAAGTCATTATTGATGCCAAGAAAGCCGCAGCCATTTTAGGTCAAGGATCAGCAATACACGAAGAAGCAAGACAGTTGAAAGTGGAGCGAGCAGAATTTGATGAGTATGTCAATGAAGCAAAAGCACGCCAAGATCAACTTACGCTAGCAATGGAATTTACGGTTCAACCTAAGTTGAAGAAAGCATATGATGAAATTGTTAAAACACAAGGTTATCAAAATGTTTTTCAACAGCAGTTGGCTCGTGCGACAGATCCAGCAGAAGTTGCAAGGATCCAAGCAAATATGGCACAGAATGAACAATACATTCGCACGCAACAAAAGCAAATTAATCGTTTGCAGCCTGCTATTGAACAGTTCAAACAAATTCGCAGCCAGCAAGTCAGTGAGGCTTTGACACAGGCTCGCAAGCAGTTCCAAGATAAGGAATTGCGTAACGAGTATGTGTATAACGAACTTCGTGAGAAGATTGAAAAAGCATATCCTGGTGCAAAGCGCGAAATAGTGCCTGGAGTTCCAAACATTGATCTTATCGCAGGTGATGAGGCATTGTTAAGTTTAGTTAGAGATGGATTACGCTATCGCGATAAGCCTCAAACTAAAACTGCTGGTGCAAGTATGGCAGCATTGACAAGCCGCAAAGGCACATCAACACCAAGCAAAGCACCCAGCGACAATATTGAAAAACTTCGTGAACAAGCCAAGAGCGGTGATAAGAAAGCCGCAGACAACCTCTTAGTAGCCCAACTCCAACGATTGCGAGCGGGCAGAGGTGGTAGATAATTTTTAAAGGAGCCTTAAAATGGCAGAAATTACAACAAGTCAAATTGGTAACGGCACTACAGCATATGGTAGCGACATCGTTGTCAAAGATTTGGACCTAGATGTGTCCAACCGTGTTAAAGACGATACCCCTGTTCTAAACATGGCTATGTCTAAAAAGCGTAAAGTTAACTCTACTTTACCACTATGGAGTGATGACATTTATCGCACTCCTGCAGTTCAAGCGCAAGTTGAAGGTGCAGTTGTTTCTACAGCAAATGCAGAATCTAACAGTCGTTACAACCTAGGTAACTACACACAGATTTTCAGCACAACTATCGCTAGTTCTGGAACTGCTCGTGCAGTTATGCAGGCTGGTGGCGATCCCCAGGCCTATCAAGAGGTGAAACAGTTGATCGAATTGATGTTTGATGTGGAATTACAATTAGTTCGTAATGACCAAATCGGCACAAAGTATGCTGGTCAAACAGGCACAGCAAGTGGCCTACCAAGCGGTCAAACTGGTCGTCGTATGGGTTCATTGGCTTCTTTCGCAGGCACAATGTCCTTCAACACAACTAGCGGCACTTTGAGCGGTCTAGACACTTTCGCTAACAACGAAGATACAGACAGCGCAACTCAAATCAGCAATGCTCTACGCATTTACGCTAACGGTTCTTACTTCTACAACGGCACATTTACTAACCAGTATTTCAGCCCAGCATTGTATAAGCAGTTGGTAACTGTTGCTGAACAGCGTTACAACGCTAAGATCCGCACTATTGTTGCTCCAACAAGCCTACGCACAAGCATCAGCGATAACATCGCTCAGTCTCGTGGTATCAACCGTGTTGATAGTGCTCGTGGTGACACAATCAGCACTTATGAGGGTGATTTTAATTACACCTATGAGGTGTTTGATTCTTGGATTATGGACCAAGTTACACCTAACAGCATTTACTTCTTGAACGAAGATGTTGTTCAGTGGGGTAGTTTGCGTGACCTAGGTCCTAACAACGAAGTGTTCTCAAATGCTGACGCTTCTCTAGATCAATTTATTCTAGAGGGAACCTTAATCTGCCGTAACCCAGCAGGTGTTGGTATGTTGAACAACATTGAAGCAGGCACAACTGCACAGGCTTCTTTACCAGGTGCTCGCCCAGCGGCATTGGTAAGCCGTGTAAACTTTGGCGCAGGCGATGTTACTCCTTAATCTTAACTGATTATACAGTAATACAAAAGGCTACTTCGGTAGCCTTTTTTACTGAATGCAAAAACGCTAAATAATACTATGAGCAACAATCAACCCGAATACCTGGACGATAAGGATCCAGAAAAAGACTACAACTATTACCGCCAAGACAACGGTGGTATGATTACTAGCCACAATGGCGTAGCAGATAAACTTTTACAAAATAATGACTTATATCGCAGTATGAAAGGCGATTGGAAAAGAACTGAATCTAATAGAAGTGGTAATATCATTGTAACTACTGGTCGCGAAGATGGCAAGTTTTACATCAAACGCGAACAACAAAACACTGAAGCAATCAAAGAAGCAGTTAGAAACTATAGGCATGCCGCTGAATTAGGTATTCCAGATCCACTAGCACCAATTGGTGAAGATGGTAAGTTAACTTACAAGTGGATGGATCTTCCCAGTGTTATTGCAATTCGTATCAGTGATCAATATTTTGATGGCATTCCATGGAGTGCTTTAAAAAATGATAGAACTCTAAAAGCGCAGTTTTATCGTGTAGTTGAAACAGAATACCCAGAGTATGTTTGTTATCCAGGCGGAAAATTGCCTATCCCTGTTGCGGTGCCTTACCCAACTAAAAAAGGTGAGAAGAAATATTTTAGAGGACACTAATCATGTTTACCGTTCCAACAGCCGATGCCCTTGTTGAGTATATCAAAGACTTTACTGGCAGCACAAATGATGCAGAAATCAAGCAATGTATTTTCCTTGGTGAATTATCAATGCGTAACATTGAGTTACCAGCATTGCGTAGCGATCCGTATGATCCACAATACATTGGTGTTGTAGATGCGGAAGGCGGCATTCCTATTCCTGGGGATATGAACAAACCAATCTTGTTTTTTAAACAAGGTATTCAATACATTACCACAGCAAGTGCAACAGGCACAAGTGGGCAATCAACAATTACACTAGCAGCCGCAACAACTAGAGCATTAAGCACTGGTATGTTAGTAACAGGCACTGGTATTGCAGTTGGTGCTACAATATCAAGCGTTAATGGATTAGTAGTTAATTTAAGTTTGCCTAACACAGGCACAGTAAATGGTGAGGTAGTATTCCAAACACCTCCAGGCGATGGTGCAAGCAGCCAAACAGGTCCATGGATTGTCTATGACCGTATTGGTGATAGAGATATTATTACACAGGGCATGATTGCTCAATTATATCTACAGCCAGTCAATGTGCCCGCAGTTATTCGTGGTAAGTTCAGTGAAGTAGCGCAGAAGTATAAGTTCTTGCCATATGCCGCTGAAGGTGATTTGATTAACATGTATTACTACAAAGCATGGCCTTTGTTGTTTGCTCCAGTAGCAGACATTTTAATCAGCGCCACAGGCACAGTATCTACAGTAACAGGTGCGTCAAGTCCATGGACTGTTGTTATTACTGGCTTAACTGATACAGCAGGTGTTAATGTTGGTGACAGACTAACAGCAGTAGATGGCACAGGCACAATCAGCAATGGTGGTGTTATTGAAGTTTACAGCGTTGATAGTTCAACTCAATTGACTGTTACAGTAACAGGCGGAACAATTCCAACAACTGGCACAATCACAGACATCAAATTAACGGACTTAAATACACAAACTAATCCTGTTTTACAAACTTGGCCTGAAGGTTACATTTACTCTACATTGCGTGAATACTACATCAAGCGCCACAATGAAACTGATGCCGCAACTTACGAAGCAAAATTCCAAAGTGCGTGGGCCGCAGTTACAGATCAAAACAATTTAGGTAAGTGGAGTGGTGGCCACACAAGACTATCAAGCATTTGGCAACCAAGACAGTATCGCCAATACAATATTAAGTAAGGACAATAACGATGCCAAGTTTATACGAATCAACGGTTAATACAGGTGAGGTAAGTTCTAGTAACTTTACCACTCTGTATAATGCCAGTGGCTTGCAGGTTCCAAATGCAGGCGCAGGCAGCGTTACAGGTAATTTAAATGTAGGCGGTAATTTAACTGTTCAAGGAACAAGTTTGCTTATTGGCGAAGTAACGCTACAAAGCACATTAAGTTTACCTAACTACACATTCCCACTACCAGATGGCAGCACAGACCAAGTTCTAGTTACAGACGGTAACGGCAACTTATACTGGACTGATGTTACTGCTATTCCAGGTGCGGCTTACAGCATTGAAGCAACAACAGCAACAGGTGGCGCAAACATTACGCTAGCAGACAGCGCCGGTGGCACTGATAGCGTTAAATTGGCTGCTGGTTCAAACATGAACATTGTTAGAACTGATGCCAACACAATTACAATTTCAACAGTAGCAGACAACATTCCAGATGGCACACAAAATGGCCAATTGCTTGTTTGGGAAAACTCAGCATGGACTGCTACCAATGATATATCATGGACTAATAATACATACCGCACATTAATTACAGGTAAAGCAGGTATTGCTGGTAGAACATTTACTGCATTGCGTCTAGCCAATGACACTGGCGCAACACCATATGCAACAAATGATGGCACTGGTATTTTATATTCTGTAGACAGTGATAGCCAAGCGGCTAGTTCGTATGCGGCATCAACAGCGGCTTATGACAGTGGCAATAATCATCAATTCCGTTTCAGCACAAGTAAAAGTAGTTTTGCCAGTGATACCGTAACCAGCATTACAGGTGGCAATACATTAGTATTCAGTGCTCCACATGGTTGGAGTGCTGGACAAAATTACACTTTTGTAAGTGCAACAGCAAATGGTTTAGTTACTGGCACAAGTTATTATGTTTTAGCCAGTGGTTTAACCACTACTCAAGCACAGGTCAGTTTAACATTAGGTGGTAGTCCTGTAGCGTTGATTAACGGCACAGGCTTAAATCTTGTATTCCAAGACAGCGAACGAATTATCACAGCGGATCAAAACATTTTTAATGTTGCTGGTCAAACATTTACACTTAACGGTTTAGGCACAGGTATTGCTGGTGTTGATGCTACTATTGCAGTTGAGCGTGGTAGTAGCGGTGCAGATGCAACGCTTAAATGGAGTGAAGGTGCTTTGCGTTGGGAATTTAATAATCAATTAAATGTCGCAGGTGCAATAAGTGCTACGGGTGTAATCAGCACAACTGCTGAAAGTATTAGCATGAATACTGACAGCACAGCCACTGATAGTTTGTTAAACTTTAAAGGTTTAAATCAATACTTAAAGTGGGACAATACTAACCAACGCTTCCAATTCAGCGACAAACTTTATATTTCCACAGATGCTATTCCTCCTGCGCTATTTGAGCGTAGAGTATTAACAGCCGATGTAAGTCCAAACGAAGCCAAAGGTGCTTTGCGTATTTTTGAGCGTGTTACAGATGCACCAAGCAATGATAACAATATCGGTGGACCAGCAATGTTGTTTGGTCGTAGTTATGGCACTAGTGGTGGCACTGAAAGATTATTTGCTAGCATAGCAGGTTTATGGCATGGAGCAACAACAACTGCCGATATGCAGTTCAATTGGAGCAATGACAACTTTACAGAAACAAGCCCGGGCGTATTCCCTGGAACTTTCACATTATTGCGTTTAGGCAGCGATAATGCTACTTTTTTCAATAACAGCATTTATACAAATTATGCTACAGCAGGTGCGACTCAAGTTGGTATTAATAACAATACTCCTGCTTACACATTAGATGTAACAGGCGATGGCCGTATCACAACTAATTTAACTTTAGGCGGTGACCTTGCAGTTAATGGCGGTGATATTACAACTACACAAACAACTGCTAGTGTATTCAATACTACTGCAACAACAGTAAATGCATTTGGTGCTGCCACAGCAGTTAACCTAGGTAATAGTAGTGGTATAGTAACAGTCAATGGTGATCTTGCAGTTAATGGCGGGGATATTACAACCAATGTAGGTGCTGGTGGTATTGCTAACTTATATAACAGCAATGCAATTGGCACTATCAATATTGGTAACAGCGTAGTTACTGAAGTAAACATTGGTAATACCAGCGGTAGTCGTGTTCAAATCAAATCTCCTACTATTGTAGGTGCTAATACAACACAGAATGTATTCAACACAGTAGCCACAACAGTTAACGCATTTGGTGCGGCAACCGCTGTAAGCATCGGTGCTAATACTGGCACAACAACAATCAACAATGATTTGGTTGCCGATAATGTAACAGTAACAGATGTTCGTGCAACTGGTAGTATTATCGCTGGTTATGGTGGTGCTACTCCAACAACATTATACAGTAACGGCGGTGTTACAATCGGTGCAGATTTAACAGTTACTGGTAACAGTATTGCTGGTCTTGGCGGAACAACTGCTATTGAAATATCTGGCGCTGATATTACCACAGGTGACATTACACTAAATGGCGGTGATATTCGCAGTAGTGGTGGCACAGTAGCAGTCAGTGTTAGTGGTGCTAATGCAACTGTAGCCGGTGACTTGGCAGTTAATGGTGGTGACATTACAACTAGCCAAACAACTGCCACTGTATTCAATACCACTGCTACTACATTGAATGTAGGTGGTGCGGCAACTACAGTTAGTTTAGGTGCAACAACTGGCACAACTTCAATTAACAATGATTTAAGCATTCATACAAGTGCAACAAATACATTAACAGTATTTGGTTCTATTTCAAGTTTTGTTACTGCTCAGTCAACAACTACATCAACTGCTACTGTAGCAGTTGTATCTACAACAAGAAATACAATGAATGGTAGCCTGTCAATCAAAGACAATGTAACCAGTGCGTTGCATACTGTTAACTTTACTGCACTTAGAAATGGTGCAACAGCCATGTTAACCACATATGGCGAATTATATACTGCGGCTGCATTGGCAACATTTACAGTTGATATCAGCGGCAGTGACATGAGATTGCTAGTAACTCCAGCAAGTGCTAACAGCACAACATTTAATGCAGTAAGAACTGCTATATCTTAATAGGGATTGTGTGAACTATGAGTAACGAAAAATTCAAAGTCAAGTTTGGCTTAGCGGTTGGCGATACAGCCGCAACAGTAGATGGAACTACAGGTGATATCAACACTAACGGTAGCATTACTGCTCTTCAAAACTTAGATATTAGAGGAGCCACTACATTAGGTAATGCTCCTGCTGATACTGTAAACATCAACGGCGACACTTTAATTAACAATGCACTTACCATTGGTAGTAGCACGGGTGATACTGTAACAGTAAACAGCCAAGTAAGTGGTAACATCGCATTCAGTGATAACTCAACTACAACAAATCGTGGTGTTACTGGCACAGTAGGCACTAATGATTATTGGAAGTATGGTGGTGGTGCTACTGGCACCAACTCAGGTTACGCAGAAATTGCCACCGGTGATGATGGCACTGAACCTATCTATGTTCGCCAATACAGTGGTGGCACAGTAATCAATAGTGCAACTCTATTAGATGCCAGTGGTAATACAAGTCTTCCTGGTGATTTGAGAGTTAATGGCGGTGATTTAACTATTGGCGGTAACGGTTACATTTATAGTTCAAGCAATTTAGCATTGCAACTAACTGGTGCCGATGTAAGAACACCTGGTGACTTAACTGTTGGTGGTGGTGACATTATTACAGAAACTGCAACTACCAATGTGGTCAATACAACTGCTACAACTGTAAACTTTGCAGGTGCCGCAACTACAGTTAGTATTGGTGCTAACACAGGCACAACTACAATTAACAACAGCCTAGTAGCAGATGATATCAGCATTGCTACTGTTGATACTACAAACTTAGAAGTAACAAACATCAAAGCCAAAGACGGCACAGCGGCAGCAACTATTGCTGATACTACTGGTATTATTACAGTTAGTAGCCAGTTGAATGTAGATAACATCAATATCAGTGGCAATACTGTTAGTAGCACCAACACCAACGGCGACATTACACTAGCACCTAACGGCACTGGTGCGGTTGTAGTCAGTAAAAACATTACTGCTCAACAAGGTCAATCTACCGCACGAACAATCACAGGTGGCGGTAAAGCAGTTGATGCCAACGGTGATGTTTTAGTTGGATTTCAAACTATTAACGCAACACAAATTCCTACCGCTGGTTTCTTTGATAACTCAACTGCTAACCGAAGAGGGCAAATTGTTGTTCGTGAATATGGTCAAAACAACGGTAACTTGGCCACAAGTTCTACAATTGGTAACGCCAATATTCAACAAGAATCTAGTCGTGGCACGCCGGCAAGTCCATTAGCAGTTAATGTGGCAAACTCAACAGTTGGTGCCAACGGATTTGGTTATTATGATGGCAGTCGTTGGAGCAGTGAAAACGGTTTAGGTTTTCCAGTGGGTATTGTTGGTCAAAACGCAGAAACAGCCACATTTGAAACTAGTGTATTCACAGGCAGTATTTCAGGCACTACATTAACAGTTACAGGGGTAACCAGCGGTGCTGTTCATGTTGGACAATTATTAACAGGCACAGGCGTTGCCAACGGCACAACTATTTCAGCATATGGCACAAACACATTTGGTGGCACTGGCACTTATACAGTAAGTTTTAGCCAAACAGTGGCATCAACAACTATTACAGGTGTTGGCACTACAGCAGGTGGTGGTAGACTTGCTACTCTTATTAGTCCTCAAGGTAACAAGTTTAGTTTAGCAAGTAGACAAACAATTGGTGTTACAGCACAAGTAGCACCTGGCACAACTACAGTTAACACCGTAGCAGTTCCAACTAACGCCAGTTTAAACTGGATTAATGGTAACTTAGAAAGTGCTGATGCTACCTATGTTAACTCAGCAGGCACAGTGGTTTATAAAGCCCGAGGCGGCGGCACATTCCAAATTCCAAGTTTGAACTTGATTATGCAAGGCGTGCCTACTCAAGACACTTGCAGTTTTACAGGTTATATTGATAACGGCGCAGGCTCCGCAGGTAACATTTTAACAGTTACAGCAGTAAGTTCTGGTGTGTTGTATGGCACTACCAACGCTGGTGCCGCAGGTGGTGGCCAGTTAATTCGTGCCACAGCATTGAGCAATACTACTCCATATTTTATTCAAGGTCAACTTACAGCAACCAGTGCCGCGTTGGCTACAACAACTGCCACAGGCTCAAGTGGCACACCAACTATTACTGTGGCCAGTGCTACAGGCATTGCTGTGGGTCAATTTGTTGTAGCCACAGGTGTTCCAAGCAATACATTTGTTATCACTGTAAGCGGAACAACAATTACACTAAGCAACAATTTAACGGCACCATTGGCTGCAACTGCTATTAATTTTTACGCAGGCGGTGGCATTGGAACATACTCAATTGCTTCAACATTCCAAACAGCAGGAACTACATTAGGTTCAAGTGGCAGTCCTGTTGCTATGGTTGCTGGTCCAGATGATTATGGACAAGTTGGTCGCGGTAGTAGTATAGTCGTTAATACTAGTAGAAAGAGTGTAGTATCAGGTCGTAGAGCACCATTGAAAAATAATGATGATCTTTTTGTTCTTTCAGCCACAGGACAAACAGGTCAAGTCGGCACAACTACTACTAGAACTGGAGGTATAGCGGCTTTTACAGCAACTGAAGATTTTACAACCAGTAATGCTGGCACAAGGTTTACTGTTAGAACTGTAGATACTGGGACTAGCAATTTAACTACAAAACTAGACCTAAGTTCTACACAAAGTTCTATAACCAGTAATCAATTGTTTATTAATAAAGCCACAGGCACTGGTGGTAGTAGATTATCAATGAGCGCCACAACCGGTGAAAGTTTATTAGATGTTGGTGATGTTAACATTGTAAATATGGGTAGCACTTGGCAAAGCGTTTATACGCCAGGTTTCAAATACACTGGTCTAGCCAGTTCAGGAACATTGACTAACACCGGCACAGCATTTGAAATGAGCAGTCGTTGGAAAGCAAGTAGCGGCACAGCAACCTATGATCCTCCACAGACAAACTGGGGTATTGGTGCATTCCAATTCAGTGCTGATAATTCAACTACAAACACTAGTCAAAAGTTAGCCGGACAAATTCAAGTTCAAGCCAGTGAAAATTGGGACAGCACACATTGGGGCACTAGGATTAACCTAAGTGCAAATAAGAGCGGCACAGGTGGTGGTATTAATGTATTGTCACTAAGTCCTGAAAGTGGAACAATTTTTACTGATACTTTAGCATTGAAAGACAGTAGCAATGTAAACTTAGTTGGCAATAAAATCACTTACAACCGTGTTTATGGTCAGTTCCAATATGATACCACTGTAACTCCAGCGGCTAGTAATACTGCTTATGTGTTCCCATTAGGCACGCAAGACTTTGGCAACATTGTCACAGTTGGCAGCACAAGTCGTTTGATTCCAGGTGCCGCAGGTATGTATAATATGCAGTTCTCAGTTCAAGTTGCCAACAGCGACAATGGCAGTGAACATACTGCTTATATTTGGATGCGTAAGAATGGCACAGATGTTGCTGGATCAATGGGTCGTGTTACTGTGCCAAAAGGCGGAGCAACAATCAGTTCATGGAACTACATGATTGATCCAAGTAACGCCACTGATTACTTTGAACTTGCTTATGCAGTTGATGATGCCGCACACATAACATTCCCATTCTATGCTAGCACAGCATTTGGTCCAAGCACAGCGGCAATTATTACAACAGTTACACCAATAGGAGCATAAAAGTGAGTCAAGAAGAAACGAATTTAGCCGCGCATGTAGAAATATGCGCGATTAGATATCAAGGTATACAAGACAAGATTGAAATTGTTGAAGCAAGATTAAACAAGGTTGAAGCAGACATATCAGCACTAAAAACGCAGATGCAAACTGGCTTCAGTGAAATCAAACTGCTATTAGAAAAACAAAGCAATGCTAGGACAATTCAATTAATTGCTACTTTTGGAAGCATCACTGTTGCCGTAGTAGCATTATTAGGATATATTTTAACTCATTGATTAACAATATGGGAAGAGACCAAAAGTGGGTAGTGCCGCGAGGCACTACTATTACCGATCCTAGGATTGCTATTGCTAAACATATTGGGTGGACTAGAAGTTTAACTGGTATGACTGATTTCAGTTTACCTGAACCAGACAATTACAATTATGCAGTATTCAACGCACTACCATGGGAGTGTCCTGTTATTGAAGACCAAATATTTTACAAAGATAAAAAGTTAAATGGTTGGTGGTCAGTGTATTATGTGCCTGATGAACAACTGCAAGAATTTCTAGCATGGGCTGATCCATTGCCTTTTCAACGATGTTGGGCGACACCAGGTAGACCTGCTAGATTAAGGCATCGTCGCACACTTTTGTGGACCAGGACTTGTGCCGTTGAACAAACTATAGAAGAACGACTTTATACCATGGGCTACTATGATAAACTGCAATCAACTTATAACATTGATATAACTGCAACATTAGGCACACCTCGTTTGAACATGCCACAAGGCGAATACTCATAAATACATTTGCTACATTACGGCCATTATGTAGTATATCCTCGTAGACGAAATCCCCCGGGTTAGGGCATTTTCCCGGGGGTTTTTCTTTTATGTCAATTAAAATTAATTAAAGTGTTGTATTTTTACAACAAACAGTAATTCCCTTCACTTTGGCGGGTTATTCAACCAAAATTGTCCATAAATGGTGATCCGTGCTATAATTGATACATGGACCAAGCAAACGCAGGGTCCATACTCATCTTACAAAGGACAATGATGAAACACACACATAAAACTTTTCAATACGCTGGTTGGAGCATGAACAACGGCGAATGGCGCCTGCGCTTTGCAAACTACGCAGACCGACAAAAACACTTGGTCAAGTTTGGTCACGAAGGTTTGGTCATGGTTGACCTACCAGAGCCTATGACCAAGCGAGATGCGGCACGCTATATGTTTGCGGACACTAACTTAATGACTAAGGCACAATGGCGCACTAGCGATGAGCATGGCGAGGGCACGCCTTTGCTGGCACTTGCTGAAGAACGCGGTTGGTATGTTGAGCATTGGGAAGAAACGCACAACTAATACGAAAGTATAGGGTAATACTTTTGTGTTACCTATACTTTCGTATATTATCGTTGTGAAAATACAACACTTTTTGGTATTGACACTAGGACCAATTGGTCCTATAATAGTAACTGTAGCGATATTGCTATACACACACAGAGGTTACTATGAACACACTACAACAACGCCTTGCACAGTTTACCGCTAACGAGCAACGCTTCGCAGACTTGCTTAACTTGACAGTGGCAGAACTGCAAGAACAGCGTGAAATTGACAGCCCTGCAGGTTGGGCACTTTACACCGCTTGGATGAACTTTGATCGTGGCATTTATCCCACAAAAGAGTTTATTGCACAATATACTACTGTTGCATAAAAACAACAAATACCCTACCAAAGTGTAGGGTCATTAAATTGGCACAAATTCGCTTTCGTGCTATAATACACTTACTTTAACACAACAGGAGTTTGAAATGACAGCAGACCAAATCGCTAACAACTTGAAAGCAGCCGCTGACGAGAAGAAGAACATTGCCGAACTTGAGGCAACGCTGAAAAAGACTACAGATCCGCAAGTTAAACAAGTGCTCAAGCATCGCATCAAAATCTGCAAAAACTTTCAGCGTCAATATATGCTGAACGCACAAGCAGGTCAGCGTTACTTAGACAATGTTGCGTAAAAACAACAAATGACCCTACTAGCACTAGGGTTTTTATTTGGCGTAAATTCAAAAGTGCGCTATAATACATGCATGTTAAACAAAACGCAGGAGCGTTAAATGGCTTACACTACAACGCAAAAGAACTACATCGCCGAAGGCACTAACCAAGACAAGATGTTGCGTGACCACATCAAATTGATGCTAGGCATTACTCCCAGCAAAGTGCAAAGCAAACGCCACACTATTATCTCTGGACCTCCAGGCATTGGTAAAAGTTACAGCACTATGGACGAGATTCGTGGTGCCAGCACAAACTACATTCAATTTGGTGCAGGTGCCAGTGATAGTGCTATTGCACTGAAGTTGGCATACAGCGTTATGAATCTTAAGCCCAATGAAGAACTTGTTGTGCTACTAGATGATGCCGATGACATTGTGTTTCGCGACTATGAAACTGCCAACAAGTTCAAATTCGCCATGGCCAAGGATGAACCATTTTATGCACAGGATGTAAACTTGACCAGTGCTCGTAAGCAATATGAAAAAGCAGGACGCACTGATTTGGTTCAAGCCATTGATGCATTTACTGTTCCAGGAAGTGTGGGCATTCACATTCCCATGGACCAAGTGCGCTTTTACATTATTTGCAACCGTAACTGTGAGAATCCTAAAGAGTTTGGTAAGAAGGTTTACAGCGCAGTTGAAGCCATTGTGGATCGTGTAAAATACAAACGCCTGGATTTTGAATGGAAAGTGTGTTGGGGTTGGTTGGCTCACATTCTTGCTAACAGTCAGCCCTTTGAAGATTACAAACTTACCAAAGAACAAAAGCACAAACTCTGTGATTGGATGTGGACCCGTTGGGAAAAGATGCGTAACCCTAGTTACCGAACAGTTGAAGAGATGGCTGAATACATGATCAATGATCCAGACAACTACGAAGACATTTGGGAAAACACTTTTTTGAAGAAAGCATAACATGTCTAAGATTACACCTCGAGCACTTGATGCAGTCTTTGATGATAGTGTGCTGGAAGCATTGCCTACCAATGATAAAATTAAGCGCGGTATTGGTAATGCCAAACAAGCCGATAAAATTCGTGGCCGCAAAAATCCCGAACACGGTAAGTTTATGCAAGAACATATGGTTCAGCGTTGGCAAGATAATCCTTGGACTAAAGAACAAAAAGAACGAGCCAGTGAAAGCCAACGACAGCGTTATGCAGAAAATCCAATCACCGAAGAACAAAAGCAACGCATTGGTGATGCTATGCGTGGCAAGACTCTAGAGGAAATACTCGGTGCAGAACGAGCCGCTGAAGGTCGTCGTGCAAGAAGTGCGGCTTCAAAAGGCAAGAAGCGAGCAAAAGAAGTTGGCGCAAAGATTGCGGCTTCTCGTCGTGCAAATGGTAGTTATGAAAGCGAAACACATGGCATGCGTGGTAAACAGCACAAAGAAGAAACTAAAGCCAAGCAAGCGACTAAAGCACAAATCCGTCAGGACTTGAAACGAAAACTTGGTTTGGGACGCAATGACTCTATCCCTCCTGAAGCATTGGCAAAGGCATACAAAAAACATGGACTTTAAATATCCCTTTCACATCAAAGACGCTGACCCTAAGGGTGTAGCAGAAGCACTAACATGGCTACGCGAGTTTTACAGTCGTTATCCCACTGGTGCCGAAGTTGGTGAGGGCTTACATCAACTACGCAGGGAACTGAACCTAATCCAAGAAACCGAAACCAAAAAGAAAAAAATTAAAGAATTGGAAGATGAACTCAAGGACCTAGAATGA